GTTTCCCAGTCACGATCGGTTAGAGACCGTGGTTCCGTTGACTACGGTGGTCACCGGCTGCGGAGTGAACATGACGCCGAGTGCGGCCAATCCGGTGATGACCAGGTTCACGATCTCGTTGGTCGTGAGGCCACCGTCCACCAGCGTGACGAGCATCTGCATGACGGCGATCACCGCCGCAACAGCGGTCTTCATGTGTACGTACTGCGGCAGGTTCGCGGTCAGGTAGACGTTGATCGCCATCACGGCCTGGAGGGCCACCATGACCCACTCAGCGGCCGAGACGCGGTTGTCAGTGTTCACCTGCTGGATCGTCGTCAGGATCGCCATCACGACGAGACCGCCGAGCGGCCAGAATACCTTCTTCATAGCGAAGTTCCCTTCGTGTGGACAGCCTAGATTTCCTCATGGTGCGGGGAGCGATGAACTGAGCCCAGATGAAAGTTCCCAGCCCGATCCACACACCAAGGCCGAAGAGCCAGAATGCAATCACTCTCCACAGGAGAATGCCGCCTGGCAGGTTGATGTTCAGTTGTCGCAGGGTGGTGATGAATAGGACACCAGACATCGTGCTGAGGACTAACGCCACCACTCTGCCTAGCCAGTCCGTCCACCACCGGACATTCATCAGGTAGGCGAGCGTAAAGGCAACGATGCCTAATGCGCCAACCTGATAGCCCCAACTGCCCCAGCTAAGGAGCGTCATTTGCCACCTTGCCTATGCCTCGTAACATCTGGCGGAAGTTGTTATCCGTTCGCGACTGGCGCCACTTTGCGCCAATCTGATTCCCCCGCTCCACCAGTGACTTTGCACGAGCCAGGGCCTCCTGCACTTCGGCAGATGCTTGATCCCTTTCGTGCTGATCCTCTGGTCTTGTCATTGTCCGATAGCCCTTCGCTGTGCTTCGGATTGCCAAGCCTGAAGAACGCGAAGCATGGTCTCGGATTGGTCTTGGAGCGGTTCTAGCCCTCTACCAAGCATGTCAGCCGTCGCTTGCCACTGTTGCGCTACGTCGCGCCACTCGCGTTCTCGGGTAAGCGCATCGTCCACTCTCCCTTGGTACAGCTCGACAGTGCGGTTGATATGTAGCTCATACCGTGCCTTGAGGTCAGCGACTTCTCTGTCGTGTTGCTTGATCAGCTCGTCTACTTGACGTTTGGTATATAGCCGAGACGTCGCTAACCCCATGACAATGAAAGACACGAGACTGCCCACGCTGAGCCCATTCCAAGCCCAGGTGGGCAGTCCCCCGATGTCGGGAGGCACGGCCGCCAGAAGGTGAATCATGTCTCCCTACCGTTACTGGACTTACTTGGTGGTCTGGCCCTTGACGATCGTCGTCAGTTCGTCCACCTTGGAAGTGAGCGTCCCGACCGTAGCGGTGAGCTTGGTCACCAGATCGAGGATCGCCGGATCGGTCCGGTTGGCGTCGGCGTCGGTGCGCACCATCAGCGTAGCGATCGGGTCAACGTGCGAGACGTCCTTGAGGCCCTGACGGAGCAGGTTGCTGAATGTCGACTGGTCCACTGGAAGATCGTCCCCTCCTTCGATTTCCCGGACACGAGCGAATAGCTCGGACCACGGGAAATGACTGCCTGGATCGGTGTGCGTCCCGTTGTCTTCCGGGAACGCATGGGTGATGTCTACGTGGCCACAGATGCCATGCACCTGACCACCATTCCACGCCGAGCGAAGCTCGCTGCTGCTGAGACGCTTCAGCGGGTAGTTGCCGGTCTTGCGGATCTGCACGATCAGCTTCGCCACGTTCTCGAGCGTCGCCCGGGAGACGTCGTCAGCCCACTGCGCGGCGCTCTGCGCGGCGACGCCGCAGATCTCGATGTGGATCCCGATGTCGTTGCCCTTCGGAAGAGCCGCATGCGACTCGTCCTTGTGCTCGACTTCCTGCACAATCGAGTTAGAGTCCACGAAGTAGTGTGTGGACGTTCCGTCTGTCCGGCTCTTGTCGTACGCTGCCCCGTTCTCAGCGTCGTTCGGTCCTTCGTGACCATCGGTTGTGTGAAGCACGATCACGGATGGCTGACCGGACCTCCGCCCCGAGGTGTAAGACCGGGGGTGCCCGACCCACTTAGCGATCGGGACATCAGGGGTAGCCACAAGCCCTCCCATTGATAGATGATGTCCTGGCACACCCATAATCGCATGCGCGCCAATGAGAACCTAGCGCGAAGGGCCGCCAGATCCACGCTGGGCGGTCCACACCGCCCGGTGCATGGTTCCCGGCGACCCCCCGGGTGTTCGGTCGCTTCTACGGCATCTCAGCCAGGTCCGCCCAGTCCTGAACCTCTCCGGCCTCGTTGGTCACCTCGCCGGTGTGGGTGTTGATCCAATAGTTGAGCGGCACGGTGTGACTCGGTCGAGTTTGGCCATCGCCATAGACCATCTCGAGCTTGAGCGATGGGCCTTCGTATCCGGGCAGCAATCGCAAATGCGAAGATCCGTTGCTTCCGTACCTCGTCTTGTCGGCGAGATACGTATCCATGATGTTGCAGATAGTCTCGCGGTTGTCGCCGGTAAACTGCATCCAGGGCAGTTCGGGGTTCCATTCCGGACTGGTCATTACAGCACTACTCCTGTGTCTCCGGGATCTGATCCACCATATTGGATGAACAGATCCAATGGCTCACCTGAAGAAGCAAATGCTACCACGTTGCCTGTACCTCCCTGTCGAACAATGGTCAGCAGTACGCTGATGTAGCCATCCGCAGTGGCAATGTAGACACACGACAGGTTGCCAACATTGGACTGGGTAGCATCGTCCTGGTAGGCACGGAACAAACCGAACTGGGTGCCATTCGCTACGGTGCATACACCGCCGGTGGTTGCCTGGTAGAACGCTCGGGCTTTCGCTGTGCCGATGGTGCCAACTACGTCTGTGTCGAGGTTCAACTCACCGGTGCTGATCTGGTAGATAGATCCGGCCCGAACAGGCACATTGTCAATCCGGAGGATACCAGTCTCAGTGGTGGTTACGTTGCCCGTACTGGTGTTCCGACGTCCCCGCTTGATGAAGGACTGAGACCCCGTCTCTAGGGCCAATGCCCGTGAATCTAGATCGTTGATGGCGTTTTTGACTGCTTGTCCGAAGCCGACCGAGGGAATCGGCTGCCCCTGGACTGGGGTAGTGATGACGTAAGGACCGGCCATGGTCAGCTCCAGATTCCGTTATCCCAGCCGTCCATACCGTCCCACACCGCGACCGGTAGGACCTGGACTGCCGTTACTACTTGTAGGTACGACGGGCCCTTGACATCATGAGTCACGGTGAGAACCCGCCATGTACCACTGATCTTGGTGCCATTCGCATCTGTGATCGTCACCAACTGGCCCGGACGTCGGCGAGGATCAGCCATACACGTCAGCGTGACCTGAGGCCGAGGACGAGCAAGCATTGTTACTAGCTCAGACGCAATATCCTGTGCTGTCGTCCGGTCCTGGAGCCAGTTGAAATCGGCATCCAGCGATCGCTCCGTCCGAATCAGCACCGAGGTGTCATCTCGCTGTGTGGTATAGGCGTCCACTTGCCGGAAACCATACCCGAGGATATTCACATACGGGACCTGCTGACCATTGTTCGCCAGGTACACCGTGTTCTTCGTGACATTGACGATCCGGATCACTACCGACTTCGCAGACGTACTGTCAAATGTAGCCTTGACCTGCAAGTCGTTGAGAACCGTACCCGTACCGTCGTTAGCCGTGTTCACCGAGATGTAATGCGAGTTAGGTAACGGACCGGTGGTGATTTGGGTACTGGTCAAGTTGAAGATCTGGTATGCAGTGCCGTTGTAGTCCGCAGCCCCGTGAATCTCGACCGCCGGAGAATCCAACGGAAGCGTGAGCAACGTAGTGCCTGGCGGAATGTCGATCACGGTTAGGTACTGGAGAACCGGCTGCGGTTTCGTGTCTACTCGCGTGTCCTGGAACTTGAGAGTGATGACGTTCCGGATCACTGACGGATCGGCGTCTGCCTGGAGGTCAGCCGAGTTGGTACTGGTATCCTGGATAGCCACCGCCGTCAGCTGCGCGGTTTCCCCGAAGTACGTCGGAGGCAAGAACTCGAGCGCATCATCTTCGTTCGCCCGGTACATAGCCAGGGCGTTCCGAGCAAGCTCCGAGAAAGTATCCCAGACGTTCACCGGACCCTCGATAGCCATACCGTTGAGGGGAATATTGGTAGCCCTCATGATAGCGTTTTTTCCCGGTGCTACAGGAGTAGGATAGGTGTCATCGAAGGTATTCAGCGTAAGCGGGTTACCCGCATCAATGATCACATCAGACATTGGGACGTGAGACTTACACGTAAAATACGCCGAGCCACCCTGGGATCTCAACTGCGCATCGGTAGGGGTAAGCTGGGTAGTATCATTCCAGCCATTGGTAGCAAAGTACGACGATACTCCTACGAACTTATTACCGTCTACCTGGACTATATACTGCCCCGCAGCAAAGTCCCATGCAAAGCCAATGAAGTGCCAGGCCCCATCCGTGGGCAAGTTGAAGGTGGAGCTTACGGTCGCGCTTCCAAAGCCAATATTACTCGTACCCATGGTAATGGAGGGGCCTCGAGTACCCGTTAGCCACCATAGTCGAACATATCCGAGCCAGTTTCCGTATCGATCTCTTGCCTCCACGGTAAACAGGAACATCCAGTCGTTACCTGATGGAAGGTATGACGGGGCAGAAGTAACTGCATCGCCTCGAACCCAGCAGGTGAACCGGCCCTTGCTATTGGTCGAAGACATCCAGTCCGCCATAAGCGGCCCGGTCCCGCCATTATCGTAGAGATGCGGGAATTCCGTCTTGGACATGTTGATCGTTTGCCGGGCACCGATGTTCAGTTCTGTCGTCTCTGTGGCGTTCTGGTGGGCCTCCACAGCGGTCAAGAACGGTCCAGGCACGATCGTCGGATACCGCACGCCGAATAGGGTCAGGGGGAAAGTCGAGATGTACTTGTAGACGGCATTGTAGTCTCGCCATGTACCCCAGTGCGGATGTGTGGACCCGTACATAGGTGCCCAGTATCTAGTGTACTTCGTAGGCGCCGGACCGACGAATGATCCTCCTCGAGCCATGAGGTAAGTAACTACCCAGTCCATCGTGAGTCCCTCTCGAGGCGCACTCACGATAGGGAGCTGAATAGACCGATTCATTCGGATGCGGGCTTTACTAACTGCTGTCATGGTGACGTTCTCACCATTGATCGGAGTGCCTTGCATCTGGCCCTTGAAGATGGAAGTGTCCACACCGCCTGCGAACGTCAGTGTCCGAATGGCCGCGGTCACGTCAGCAGTATCACGCGTGAACCTTGCAATCGGACTATCCGAGTTGAACTGCGAGAACCACTGCTTCGCATTCATCACAGGCCGGGCAAACGGTTGAACCGTTACGGCAGCCATTACGGTAGCACCAGTGGAAGATCCATTCGTTCCCGTAGATGCATAGCTACCCGCATCTCGAAGGGAGCTTATTCCGGCGGTAACAGCGATACCGTTAGCCGATGGCTGACCGTACTTCGTGACACCTGTCGTGGTCATGATGCCCACGGACGATGCCTGCCCCCAAAAAGCAATCTGATATCCCTTACCAGGCTGCACAGAGGTGATGGTGTGGCCAGTCCCCGTGACCGCTTCAGCAAGGAAGTCTGACTTCAGTACTTTGAAGTCCAGAGGCGCACCGGACGGGCTCTGTCCCCACAGAACTACGGTATGAGCTACATAGTTAAGCGTAGTATCCGACATGAGGGACAGGTACGGATTAGCCGTACTAAATCTCCGCCTGGCATAGATGTACATCAGATAGGGTGCATCAGCGATAACGCCCAGCGGGTCCCATTGGTCTTTGGGATCAGTCAGGGTTTGCACCAGAGTAGCGGCAGCCTGGTCCACCACGATAGCGGAGATGACGAAGTCTCCGTTTACAGCACTGCCGACCGGCACGAAGATAGTTCGAGTAGCAGCCCCAGTATCCCAGCTACCGGTTGATTGGACATTCACGAAAGATCGTGATCCAGTCGATGCTACATCTAACCCCAGTCGGCCAATCATCTCGGCCGTGAGCACTCCCGCAGCATCCCCATGGCCGGTCATAGTAACCGGATCGGGGAGGGCATCATCGAGGCCATGAGTCACAGTCATGGTGCCGTTGGTCTGTCCCGACAGATCCACCACAGAGTCCATCGGATTATCGGTCAACTCGGTGAGCGCCACTTCGCGCCACTGAGCCTTTAGCTGATGCGTTCCCCAGACAACGGAATCAGCCCCGAGGGCATCATCTAGTGCGGTCATTTACTGCACCAACTCTCGGATAGCCATTGTGACTCCCTTACGCCACTTGGCATCGAAAGGAGTAGTCTCTGACAAGGACAAGATCTCCACCGGTCGAACCCCTGTTCCGGGCACCCAGGAGTTTATCACGTTGTCCTGCTCGAGAAGGGGCTCGTCGAGATACAGAGAGGCACCGGTAGTCACACTAGATCCGGTGACCACCACCATCGGAGACACATACGCCGTATTGGCTGGGGCTGTTGCAGTTACCGATCGCTGGGTGAACGTCGTCACTGCAGTAGCTGAATCCTCGGAATCACTCAATGTAGCGCCCGTGGCATCCAGCCACCTGAGACGCATCTTGACCGTGATGGAGCTGTCCACCGTACCGTCTGGGGTCAGCCAGGTACTCCATGTATATGGAAGGCCAGTTACAGCCGGAATTCCGAACCAGTTCCGATACGGAGGCGAAACCATAAGCAACGGAGTCGTGATCGGACTGGTGGTGAACTGCCACTGCAATGACCGAGGCCGAATGGCCTGGTGTAGGAACGTCGTAGTCGAATTGCTGAACAACGTGCCCTCGTTCGTGGCACCAGTGCTGGTTTTCCACCCGGTAGTGTCATACAGAGTACTAGTCGCACTTGCCTGGTTGGGCAGAAGCATATTGCTGGTGGAGGGATTGATGAAAGCCCAGGGTCCCACACCTGCCATACCGGTCCAGTACTGCTCGAGTAGCGAGAAGTTATCGGCGTGGAGTGCCTTCCAGCTCAGAGTTATCAGTCGCGAGCCCAATGGCTGAGAACTCATGAGATGCTGGCCGGTGGACGTGACGAAGTCAGACACTGCTTTTTCGTAGGACATATCTACGTCTCCACGAGGCCAAGGCAGCGACGTCAACGCTCCCGGACGACCCAAGTAGACGTTAGGCCAGTATCGACTCGCGCGCACCATGTCGTTTACCTTCCCGCTCCGGCCCAGGAGTTCAGTTGTCCGCCCCGATCAGCCGCCTTCTTCACTACCACCGGGTTACCGGTGATCGCATCCACCACGATAGAGGTGAGGGCCTGTCCATCAACATCCAGGTGATACGTGCGCGTCCCGCCCGGCAACGGCGGTGTGGTACCCACCGTGGAGGCCGCTGAGCGGGCCGCTGAGGCGTTGGGAACCACCGTCCGCGCGATGGGGTTAACCGTGGCCGAAATCGCGGCTAGGGGCTTCTGAGCGCCATCATTCAGGCCGGATGCGAAGTCATCCATGAATCGCCGAGCACGCAGGAGCACGTATCCCTTGCCGGACAGGGGACCGGTCTTAGCAGGAGAACCGGGCAGGAAGTCAGTCACCGCGTGCACGATGGATGAGGCCTTGTCTCGCACCGCACCGATCATCGAGCCAAGTCCGTTGATGAAGCCTTGCACCAGCGATCGGCCCTTGTTGTACAGAAGACCAGCGATGTTGCCCAGAGCTCCTACGACTCGTCCAGGAATCCCTCGTACAGTAGAGATCAGGGAGCTCAAGGCGTTAACGGCTGCGTTCCTTGCATTGTTGAATGCGTTCCTCACGACAGCCACCACGTTCTGAACCGCGTTGATCGCAGCCCTTACGTTGTTAACTGCATTCCGAACTGTCGCTACAATGGCATTCCAGACAGCCGAGACGGTAGCTCGGATGGCGTTGACTACGGCTGTGATTACCGCTCGAGCTGCGTTGAAGGCAGCCGTGATTACCGCTCGATAGGCGTTTACGTAAGCGGTAACCGCAGCAACAATCGCATTCCAGACAGCGAGGACAACTGATCGAACCGCGTTGATAGCCGCTGCGATTCCGGATCGAATGGCGTTCCAGGCATTGACGATCATATGCCAGAGATTAACTGCACCGTTTGCAATAGCATTCCAGGCGGCAACCAGGGCAGGCCAGACCGTTCCCGTAATCCAGTTGATCACTGTGGCGATAGCCACCCGGATAGCTGCCCACACCGCCTGCACGATCGCCCGGAAGGCTGCACTGTGGTTGTATGCGTAGATAAGCCCAGCGACAAGAGCCGCAATCGCAATGACGATCAGGCCAATGGGGTTAGCATCCAGGGCGGCATTGAGCAGCCATTGAGCAGCGGTCCAGGCCAGGGTAGCGATTTTCACCGCGTTTTGCGCGACCGTAGAGGCGACCACCGCAATCCGGTTGGCGACGATGGCGGCAGTTTGGGCTACCCATGCCCCGACGGCAGCTCCACCGGTGATTGCAGCACTAGCCACCTGTCCAGCCCGGTTAGCGACCATAGCTGCGGTGTTAGCCACCCATGCGGCAGTAGCCGAAGCGATGGACGTTACGACTCCGGCAACCCACTTCGCCGTAGCAACAGCCGCATTAGCTACCCACGCCGCAGTGTTTTTGACAATCGTAGACGTAAGTACAGCCTGCACGACTCGGACTCCATCAGCGACTGCCTTATAGACTTTGTACGCACCAGCTAGAGCCACGATAGCACCAGCCAACGGGCCGATCCAATGCATGTTATCGCTGAGGTACTTGGACACGTTCAGAAGTACCGGAGCCAAGTTGTTGATCGCCGGAACTAGCACGCTGACGATCTGGTTAGCCAGCGTAGTTACCCCCGGGGCCAATGCAACGATTGCCGGAGCCAATGCCTTCAAAAGAGCCAGGAAGATCTGTCCGGCACCTTGAGAGATGGTAGACAGAGCCGTTCCAATTGCGGTCAGTGCGGATTGACCCTCGGCTGACTTCAGGAAGCTGGCGAGCTGTGCTGCGAGAGCCCCGAGAACCCCAACTGCTCCAGCACCATCTGCCGTGATTCCACCGAAGATTGAGCTAATGATCGAGCCAACATTCGAGAACAGTGACCCGAATGCCTTGATAATCGGAAGTGCCTTGGCAAACAGGTCCTGAAGATTGATGCTGCTGACGAAGTCGGATAGCTTGGTCAGTCCTGCATTAACATCTCCGCCGAGAACCCCCCCGAACTTCGCAGCCTGCGCCCCGAGGCCTAGGAAACCTTGGATCAGTGGGCCGATCGCCAGGTGTGCCTGAACGATGAAGTCCCGGACACCCTTCAGAATCGTCTTTGCCGCATTGATGCTAGTGCTACTGGTGGCGAACCGAAGGGCATCTCGAGCGGCGAGGTTGAATGCTGACGCAACCCCGGTCGCCGGTCCCTTCAGCTGGCTGACAGCCCCGACCACGTTCTTGACGGAAGCATCGGCTCCCTTGAAGAACGCATCCTGGATTGACTTCTTGACTTCCTGAAGTACCGGAAGCGACTTCTGGAATTCCTTGACGAAAGCCTTTGCATTCGGCGACAGATTCTTCGTGGCTTCGTCGAACTTCTTGGCATCCCCGCCAGCAGCCTTCAGCGCGTCACCCACGCCTGATATGGCCACCTTGAACACGCCCATAGCAGCCACACCACCGAGCACGATGCCCGGCAGTGTGGCCACCCCAGCAGCAGCAATTGGACCGATCGCCGCGAGGGCTCCGACGGTGAAGTGGGCTGCATTGGTGATTAGATTCAGGCCACCGGCGAACTTTGCAGATCCTCCGGCGAACTTGCCGAAGGCACCCAGGATCCCATCCGCTGCCTTCTCGATGCCTCCATCACCAAACTTCTTCTTGGCATCGTCGACATCTCGCTTAGCCCGAATGATTCCAGCACCGTTGTAATCAATCTCGATAGTGCCCCGAATACTACCGAGGTTGTGGTTGCCCGGCACGCCTTCACCCCCTTATTGCTGGTGAGCGGAATCGTTGTGGCTGTTCAACCGCTTCAATTCCCAGGTATTGGTCTATGACTCTTTGTCGAGCCCGAGTTTCTGCCTGTGGCTTTGCATTCTTTGGAAGCCGAGCCACCGCTTCTTCTTGGGCCTGTTCTACCGTCTTTGCGAACGTCCACACCGCGCGATCGAGGCAATACGCGACGAAGCGATCATTTACCGCTAGAACGTCGCTTACCCTTACCCTTTGGTCCTGTGCTAGGCGCCACGTCTCCCACATTGCTACTGGATTCTTGACGAAAGGAGGCGAGCGCGTCGAGCCCCCCAACGCCCCAGTTGAAAAGCTGAAACTTGTCGTCCACGCCGATCTGGTCCGTGAAGATTAAACCGACGGTCTTGGAAGTCAGCTCGGCCCGTTCCACGTCAGTGAGCGTCTTCGTGACCGTAGTCTTTCCGACCGTGACTTCCTTGAAGTGGCAGGCCACCGGAGGACTGACAACGATGAAGGGCATGGCCTTGTCGGCAAGCCGGAAGATGGCTTCCACGGCCTTCTTGTCACCGAGGATCGAAGAATCGATCTCAGGCTCGGCCTGGGCTTTGGATCCGGCTTTTACCTTCTTTGTGTATCGCTGAACGAGCGCCGTAAGGGAATCGACTTCGGAAAGGATTCCGGCAGCCAGCATGTCCGCGAGATTGACCTTTTGCGCCAGGCAATTCTGGCCGGAGGGAAGGGTTAGTTCCTCCTGCTGGGGTCCAGCGGAAGTAGTACCCCAGACGTTATTGGGGGTGAAGTCGGAGGGCATCGAGTGCTCCTAGTTTCCGGTTAGTCGGGATGGATCAGACGTAGGTGTAAGTAGAGAAGGCGCCGGTTGCCGATCCACCGGTGCCGTTGGTCACGACCAGCTGAGCGGCACCAGCCGCGTGTGCCGGAGTGATGACCACGAGCGAGTACGGAGACTCGACCTCCCAGTCGGTGACTGCGGTACCGCCCAGAGTCACTGCCGTGATTCCGGTAAAGCCGTAACCGGAGACACGGATGATCTCACCACCGGCAGTGGTACCCCCGGTGTCCGACAGCGAGTAAACGACCGGTGCCGCCGGAGTGTCGATCGCCGGAGCGGCCAGCGATCCAGCGGTCTCCCGGTATACGAAGTCGTAGATCGACCCGTTGATCTCGGTGGCATTCACCAGGCCCGAGACGTTACACGGGAAGCCGATACCGGACATCGAGGGAATCAAGAACTCCCCGTCGCCCAGTTCCGCCTCGATGTCACCGGTGGCACGGCACCGATAGACAATCGACTGGAAGTCACCACCGTTGTCGTTGATCGCCAGACCGAGGGCGACGAAGAACGGTCGCTGATCCGATGACTTCTTACGGATACGCCGCACCTGGTTCGGGGAGATACCGGTGTCGATCACCGTAGCTCCACTCAGGATGGCGTGAGCATCGAACGAGATACCGCCCGACTCCAGCTCCCACTCTACCTGAGCACCCTGGCCATGCGAGGTGATTAGCGAGTCATCTCCGCGCAGGTCGTCGTAGTCCTCGGTCTCCTTGAACGAGAACGTACGAGAAACCGGCAGGTCGGTCAGCGTACTACCGAAGGTGGTGGCCGCCAGACTCGGGTACTGAACCAACTTGACGTCCCGCAATCCGTACGGGAGCGCATTTCCCAGTGCCATTACTACCCTCCCTGAGGAGTTCGGAACTGCCGAGTTGAAAGCAGTTCTCCGCTTCGCGTGCTGAATACGTGCAGCACAGTCACGCCGGGCCGCTTCCCGCACCATCTAGACGGACAAGCGACCTCGATCTGACCCTCATTGTTGGCGGGCACGGTCACCTCCCCGAACATGCGGTGTGGGCAGCGGAGGAACATGGGTCAGTGAACGGTCGTTCCGGGAGTGTCCGAACCGCCACCGGTACCGGTGGTCGGCGTGCTGGGGGCATCGCTGCCACCCCCTGGAGTCGCTCCAGAGCCGCTCGGAGTGCCCCCCACGGTGGCGAACACGTCCAGGGGGTTCTCCACGGTCTGCTCGAGCGATGAAGGCGTCATATCGCGGGTCTGGACCTGAGGACGGAAATCGTCGTCCTCACCCACGATCACGAACTGCGAGTCATGTTCGATGGCCTTCCGGACCTGCTCCTCCGATAGCGAGTCGGCCGGAACCGTGAAGCCATTGAATGCGGACCACACCACCGTATCGCCGGTCAGGCCGACGGAACGCCAGTTGTCAGCGGTGATGACTCGCTGGTGAGCGGGACCGATGTACTTGATCCACTTCGCCACTGATCTTTCCCTTCTCTTTACTGGCCCGAGCCGACCAGCGAGAAGCTGGCGTTGCGAGCGATTGTGCCGTGACCATCGTCGGTCAGGTCTTCACTATCTCCGGTCCATTCTGCCGCCATTAGGTAGCCAAGACCGTTTGACTGCCCCTCCAGTGTCGGCAGAAGTGCCCGCAACCGAAGGATGATCGCATCGATTCTCCCAGTCACGATCCGGGTGGATCGATTCTCCCATAATCGCCGGGAGTATCATGTGCCCAGATCGTGAGATTGCGCCTGGTTACTGCGGTGTGGTTCATCCCTACCTCGTTGATCCCCCAACGAAGTTGCAGGAATGGCCGAGATTGGGGGGTATCTACGTCAACAGCAAACGAGGAGTCATCAACGATGCCCAGGGCATTTAGCTGAACATCCCCGATAATCGCCTGGTAGATCAATGCGCGCATCAGACCAGCCCCCCGATCGCATGGTTGATAGCTGCTGCCAGGTCTGCCGACATGTCCGGGGCAATGTGGAGCAGTGTAGGTCCGATGATGGCGTACTTACCTGACCATCTAACCTCAAGCCAGAACGTATAGTCCATCGTGCCGTAGACCGTGAGCGTGTGATGAACCATCGGCTCCGAGTCGTGATCGGCAAATAGCCCTGCGCGAGCATTTCCGGTGTTGTCGTGCCACGGAGCATTAGTTCGAGCGTATGTCTCGGCAATTGCCTCATACCGATCGAACACCAAGTCTACGGCAGCATCCACCTTCGGCAGTAGTCGCTTCAGGTTGGGAGACAACGTGTCGTAGTCGAATACCCCTCGCCTTGCCATCAGGTCACCACCGGCCGAGGAACATGGCGTGTCACGAGGGCCTTCACCATGTAGGACCATCCCTCGGTGAAGCCAATCACTTCATACCGAGTACCGGACTCATCCAGCCAATAATCCCCCACGGCAATCTGCATATCCCAGTAGCCAATTAGGTGATAATCTACGGCACGTTCCACACCCGCGACCGTGACGATCGGAGCAGTACCGAAGTTCAATAGCGACAGCTTCACCGTTTGGGGGTCCCGAGGGGTCCCATCCGTGTAGGTGAAACCGCCACTTGAGGTGGTTGTCTTGACTTGCGGGATCAGCGTGATGACCGTCGGGTCATCCGCAATGAACGCAGCCGTAACACGTCGCTGCGCAGTCAAAGTTCCCGCGTTAGCCGTCATACCCGCTTAGATCGTGACTGGGAAAC